CGGTAAACACCAGCGTCGTGCCCAGCGGGCAGGTGGCTTCGCGCAGGTCCAGCGCAATTCGCGTCTGTTCGGCCTGATTGGAGACCACCCCCTTCATGATCAGTTGCGGCCGACGGCTACCAGGGGGGTGGTATGGGGAAATGTGCAGCGAGCCTGTATAGGTGGCGATGATTTGGCCTGGCACCGTCTCGATGTCCACCTCGCTGAATCGCTCAATGTCGTCTGGGTAAACGATAGTGCCTTCGTTGGCCACCAGCGGTAAAATCACACGTTTCGTCATGGTTATCAGGTCCGGTAGATGCTGCAGGTTCGTTCGAGCCAGGCATCGAGGTTTGCCTCGGTGAACAGCCTGGCGCCCACGATTTCGTTTTTCGGGGTGGCCTGGTAGGACATCATGCCAACCAACATCCACCGGTTGCCGGGGTATTGGATGAATCTCGCCGAGCGCTCCGCACCGTACTCGCGCACGTAAAGACCAAACGCACCAGGGCGGTCGAGGTTGGTCTCGATAGCAGTACGCGCATTGCGTGCCACCAGCATCGGCTGCAAGTTGGTGTGTTCAGATCCTTCCACTGCGTTGCTGGGCATCGTGACTGCGCGGCGGGCCGTCGGCACCCGCAGCAGCACATTACGCAGATTGGCAGGCAGGTAGCTGGGCACCCCTGGCAGCTGGTAGCCGCTGGTCAGGGTGATGGTCTCCTCGGCCAGCAGGGTTCCGGTGGTGGCCGAGTAGCGGAATCGGCGGCTGTCGGTGTAGGCATGCAGTTCATTGCCGATCAACCGGACGAATGCCCCGTTATGGCTGGACTGGGTAGTAACACCGCCTCCGATGTTCGATTTCACGCCAGTCAGCAGGTGGAACTTGGCCCAGTAAATGCCGGTTCCCGAGTTGCGGGCGGCAACCCAGATGTGAGTCACATCCAATGCCGCCATGCCGGCCCAGCCTATGCAGGTGGGGTCTACGTCTGACGGGGACTTCTGCCAGATGATGGCGCCTGCAGGGTTGTTGTAGGTCAGTAGCCCGGTACCCGGCGCACCCGTTGCGAGCACGTGGGCCACATTGAGATAGCCACCGGTACCGGATGGCTGGGCTATCAGGGTGGCATCGGCGGTGGTATAGCCGAGGTCCAGGCGTATCGCCGTTTCCGCCGCCGGCCAGCTCATACCGTCGGATTGTCGTTTGTAGTGTCGGCCCATTGTGATTACTCCGTAAAACCATGTATGTGTGCCGCAACAGCATTGGCCGACGTACAGCACAGCCAAACCTGCATGCCGGGGCTGATCGCCACGCAAGTCCGCTCCAGCACATTGCCCTCGGTGCCTGCAGGATCGAGGGGGAACTTGTACTCGATATGGTCACCTATCGTGGGCACGCCCGAATGGATGGCGATAGAGACCGTTACAGGGGCATCGCTGACGTTGCAGAGACTTATATCGATGCTGGGGTTGGAGCCTACTGGCGCGGTCCAGAAGGCTTGGTAAACGTTGGCTTGCGAAATGAGTCCCTTGTTGAGTGTGGGCATGGATGTCCTATCATCTGCGGCTAAGGAAATGGAGTCGGGCGCGCTCGTTGCGTCGCAGGTAGTTGCCGTGCGGATCGATTGCGGCAACGTGGTCCGCGAGCGTGCCTCGCACGAACTCTTCAGAGGCGGCGGTACTGTCAGGCACCACCAGCGAAACCGCTGCAGTAAAGGCATACTGAAACACCACCTCTATGCCCAGCGGGAAGCCGCTGCCGCTGGTGGGTAGCGGCTTGGTGCATTCAGCCGTTTTGCTGATGGTGACTATCGTGCCATCGGCCGCAACAGTCGCCAGCTCGCGGACAATCCAGCCGCCCATCGAGGTCGGGATCTCGCCAGCGACACACACCCAGGTGTTGTTGACCGGATCAATGGAAACGCTTTTCACCGGCACGCGGCAAACCTCCCCCATCAACGCGGTCTGCTGGTCGGTCGGGTCATAAGATGCGTTATTGAGGCCGGTACCGACCGCGAGGTGTGTGAAGACCAAGGGCTGATTGGTCGCCTGGGCGTGCGCCAGCGCCACCCGGCCAGCTGGGGTGGATACGGTGAAGTATTGAGACATTAGGACTCCGGGGTAACGATGATGCGGGGACGCAGCAAGCCAACTGCTGCAAAACTTACTGCTGCAGGGGAAGCCGGTGATTCCAGCTTGGGATAGGCGATGCACCTGGGCCGTAGCTTCGCGCTGCCGGCGAGGTAAACCGGGCACTCGCTCAGCTGGCTGACGGTCAGGCGCTCCATGCCGGACCGGGCGTTCTTGTATTGATTGATCAGGCGCAGCAGGCTGGCCAGGGCGTCGGCATCAAATCCCAACTGGGAGACGCGCACCGCCACCCTGAATGTATAGGCTGGGCCGTCATGCTCGAACCACTCACTGAGCTGCGCCTCAATGCCCAGCACCTCGAACACCCGGCGCAAGGCCCAGGGCGTGCCCTTGAAGCGATGCAGATCCATCGCACTGATCAGCAAGGCCCGGCGGGCTGCATCGTCCTTAGCCCCGGTCCAGCCGGCATAGCCGGCCACCCCGAACTGCTCAGCCAGTACAGGTAACAACTCGCTCGCCACGTTCTCTATGTCGTAAACCAGCAGGCGCTGCAGACCTAGCTCACCCATCCGGCTTATCAGTTGCTCCATGGTCAGCATCGAGGCATCGCCAGCCATGGGCGGCACCAGCATGGAGCTAGCCATTGGCCACCCCCGCCGGGGTAATGGTGATGCTGTCGCAGTCAGTCCACTGATGTGGGCCTACGCTGACCACGCCTGCCGGCGCCACCAGCGTCACGTCATAGACACCAGGCACACGCAGGGCGGCAATCAACTGGGTGGGCACGATGTCCTGCCCCAGGCGCTGCCGCATGGCAGCGGCGTAACGTTCCGCCGCTTCGTTGGCCGCAGCCAGCACCGCCACCGGATCTGCCCACTGGTAGCAGGTCAGCTGTGCGGAAATCGAGTACGGCACCCGTTGCGGCGCCAGGGTGCGCACATAGTCCGAGAGTGGCCGGCGGCGCTCGGCATTGCAGATGGATTGTACGGCCGCCAGCACCGCGCTATCAGGCAGGCCGGAGCGCATGAGGGGGTATAGCCTGATCTCGCCCGGTGGCACGCCATTGAGCGATACCAGGCCATCGCCCTGCCAGTCCAGCATAGGCCCGACCACCCCCACATCGATGATGTCAGGGTGGGCGGTCTTGGCCCAGTAGCTGTAGGCCCCCACCGGCCCGGCACTGCTGAAGCTCGCTGGCGCCATCAGAATGCGGTCGCGCAGGTGTTCGTCGTCTTCGTCGTCGGCACCGCCACCCGAGGCCGTTACATTGGCGACTGAGGCGGCATAGGGCAGTTTGTCTAACAGCGTATTGAGCTGACCAGGTAGCCAGCCGTTGCCGGCCGCCCCTTGCACGCTGGCCGTGGCCGGTGTCACCACCTCGGTCAATCCTGCAGGCCACAACACGGCCGCATCCGTGGCAAATATCGCGTCACCACCGGCCACCCTGGTACCCGCAGGTATCAGGAAAGTGACCGGTGCCGGGCTCGCCAGCGTAAAGCGCAGCTGTGTCACGGCGGGTACCGAATCCAGCCGGAACACGCCCAGCGGCTCGCCGAGTCGGTCCAGCATGGGCGCACGGGAGTAGCGCACCAGGTTCAGCAGGGCCGCATCCTGTATGGCCTCGCGCACCAGGGTTTCCCGGTAGGCAATCTGGTTGATCAACAGTCGTTCAGGCTGGGCCGGGTAGAGCGTGCGCCCCGTCTCTTGCTCGAACTGCCCCACCATATCAGCCACAATGACGGCCGGATCTCGATCAATGAAACTGGGTGGGGGTGGCGTCGCGTCATTCATATAGCACCTCGGTAGTCTGGTTGGCATTGCCGCTGGCCTCGCGCCACCGGATCCGCACCCTCAGCCCTGCAGGCGGTTCGTACTCCACCAGCACCTGCAGGACCACCGCGCGTGGCTCCCATCGCGATAGCGCCTCAACCACGTCGCGCACGATCAGCGGTCGGGCATGGTCGATGGGTTTATCGATATGCAGCCAGGCATCGCAGCCGAACAGCGGCCGCAACGGATCCGCGCCCAGCGGCGTGGCAATGATGGTGCGCAGGCACTGGTCGATATCGTCCATGCCCTCGACCACCTCGCCGGCATGGTCGAGCGCGATGCTCCAGTCCACGGACCGGATATCGTGTATTGAAGCTGTCATGGGGTTCCTACTGAGTGCGGGTACTGATCCGCTGCACCTGGGCGGCTACTTCGTAGCCGGTGCTGCGCGTGATGGTGTGTCGGCTTTCGCGCACCTGGTACTTGCCGGACAGCCCGCCCATGCCGACCAGGTCCAGGTTGTTGCCCGCCAGTACGCGGGTATCGCCTATCAGGGTCAACTCACCCTCGACGGCCTGCAGGTTCTTGTTGCGCAGGGCGGCAAGCGCCATAGCGCGGGCCTGGGTGAGGTTTTCAGCGCGCTCGGTCAGCTTGAGCGTGTCCGCGTGGGCATCATCCTTCAGCGCCTTGTCGCTTTCGGTGTGTTCCTGCAGCTTGTTGGTCTTGGGATCCAGGTAGCTGACACTGACCGACCGGAACACCCCGGCCGTCTTGTCTCTCAGCGACCAGCGCTTGAGCTGGTCACGCCGCACGGTCAGCACCGTGGATCGCTCCAGCACCTGTTCATGCCGGCTGAAGTAAAGCTGCTGGTCGCGAACCGACATCAGGTGCCCAAAGCGCAGGGCCTGGCGGTGCAGGAACGCCAGATCCGTTTCCTGATTCTGCGTCACTCGCTGCAGGGGTATGGGGTCGATATCGCCCACCACCGTCAAGCCATGCGCCGCTGCCACCTGACGCGCCAGGGCGGCCAGCGTGGTTGTCTCATAGGCGCGGGAATTGCGGGTCCGTAGCGACTGGCTAATCGCGGCTGATATAGCCTTGATGCTGACTTCCGCCGGTGGCCCCTCGGTCGTGA